GATAGATGATAATGAACCTGACCCTGATGTGACTACTCCTCGTCCACAGGTTGTCCGGCACACTATCGCTCATCTTCGCGCTGAACTCGGCCTCTTGTCTCACACTCCTGCCAATGTCAAGGTAGTGTCTGACGTCGCCCGCAAATACCTTAAGGAACGTGGCCTCCGACCCACACATATATCTCGGTTTTTCCCAGAAGCCGTTACCGTTTATTTCCTGGCCAGCCCTGAGGATCGTGAACTCACGGCTGCCCGCGACTCCCGCTATGCAAGAGCGTGGAGGCGTGGTGCCGGGGAAGCCCTATAGGGGCGCCCTGTCGCAACCTACGGTGTGGACACCCAAGTGACTTACCCCACTGGTGTTCCAGGCATAACCATCGTAGGCTCTGCTGACCAGGGTAAGACACGTATTGTGCGCACACTATCTGGATTTGGAACTGGAGTCCAGTATGGTGTGCACAATTCGACAATCAACAACCTCACACGTGGGGTGGCAGAGAGAGTCCTTTTTATCTCTGAGGGTGGTGTTCTGTTACCACCTAGAAAACCCAAAACTCATGTGTTCGACCGTCTCACCGGAGTGAAACTCCGCCTTCTACAACACCTGCGTCCGACCACCGTGGTCACTCCCGCTGAATTTCCGGGACTGTACCATGGTCGCAAACAGGCTGTTTATGAAAGAGCTTACCAATCCCTGCTGTCTAAGGGATTACAACGTAAGGACGCGTATGTTAGCACATTTGTGAAGGCTGAGAAAGTCAATTTCTCCGCCAAGGGTGATCCCGCTCCCCGCGTTATCCAGCCACGCTCCCCTCGATACAACTTGTGTGTAGGAAGATACCTCAAGTTGTTTGAAAAGGGTTTGTCTAATGGTTTCGCACGCATGTGCGGTTACCGCGTTATTTTGAAGGGTTTGAATGCCGACTCAGTTGCTGCGCAGTTGCGTGACAACTGGAGTGCTTTTAACGATCCTGTGGCTTTTGGACTAGATGCCAGTCGGTTTGATCAACATGTTTCACAAGAAGCACTACGGTTTGAACATGGTGTCTATAATAGTGTCTTCAAATCCAAGGAGTTAGCACTCTGGTTGTCGTGGCAGCTATGCAACAAGG